CTTTCGTAAGCAGTGCACCATGGATGTCGTGAGCGAGCGCGTACTCGGTGTGAAGGCTGAGAAGCGTGCGGGGCTCATCGCACGCCACCGCCCGCTCGCCTGGTTCCCGGAAGACGACAACAACTGGAAGTCGGTCGCGCCCTTCGTTTCGAAGGAGATGCGCCGCGAGGGCGCGTACTGCCGCATCGAGCCGCTCACGCCGAACGGCTCGGACAAGGAGGTGAAGGCGCAGGGCATCCAGGCGCTCGCCTCACAAGGGCGGGTGTTGATCCCGGTGGGCCCTGAGGGCGACGAGATCATCGAGCAGTACGTCGCCTTCCCAGGCGGCAAGCATGACGACGAGGTTGACGCAGGCTCGCTGATGGGCCGGGCGATCAACGAGGCGCATTCGGCGATTAGCAAGCCGCCGAAGGCTGAGCCCAAAGATCGCGACTATGACGATGAACGCGAGGAGGATTCGTGGAAGGTGGCGTGAATAACGAACCGAAAGCAGCAGCCACTGATCCAGCTGCGCCCGCTGGAAGTGACCTTGACTTGGTGCGCGGCCAGTTCGAGGACTTCTGTGAAGCCACCGGTGACATGCGCAAACTCGCGAAGAAGTGCCGCGACTACAAAGATGGCGCGCAGTACACAGGGAAAGAGCGGGAGACGCTAGAAAAGCGCAAGCAGCCCTGCATCACCGACAACAAGATCATCGACAAAGTCAACTCGATGATGGGACTGGAGCAGCAGCAGCGTACCGATCCCAAAGCCTATCCGCGCACACCGAAGCATGAACAGGCCGCCGAGGCGGCAACCGATGCCCTTCGATATGTCGCGGACAACTGCGACTACCAGCGCTCGGCGCGAAAGCCTGCTTGCGAAAACCTCATCGTCGAGGGCTGGTGCTACGGCGAGGTGTGCATCGAGAAGAGCACGAACGAGATCATCATGGATCACGTGCGTGTCGACCGCGGTTATCACGACATCCGTTCGCTGCGACCGGATTTTGAGGACAAAGAGTACTGCGGCTACTTCACCTGGATGGACGCGGAGACCGCTCGCAGAACTTGGAGCGGCAAGGACGCAATCATCGACGGTTCCTTCGTCGACATGGCGATCGGCGAGAAAGAGCACGAAGACAAGCCGAACAGGTACATCGAGCTTCGCTCAGGGCGCAAACGCCTGCAGGTTTTCACTCACTACTTCAAGAAAAGCGGCGAGTGGCACTTCGCGCGCTGGTGCAAAGGCGGCTTTCTCGAAGATCCCAAGCCATCGCCGTACAAAGACGAGAACGGCAAACCTGCCTGCAATATCGAGGTGCAGGCGCTTTACCGCGACAGCGACGGCAACTGCTACGGCGCCGTGCAACGTGACCTCGATTTGCAGGACGAGCACAACAAACGCCGCAGCAAGCTCATGCACCTGCTGAACACCAAGCGCATCTTCGCGCGCAAGGGCACGGTCCAGGACATGAAGAAGTTCCGCGCGGAGCTTCACAAGCCTGACGGAGTTCCCGAGTACGAAGGCAGCTCGGATGACCTGAAGATCGAGGACAACTTCCGCGAGGCCGAGGGTCAGTGGCGACTCCTGCAGTACACCGACCAGCAGCTATCGATGTCCGCGCCCACGCCAACGCTTGTGAACCCTTCTGGCTCATCTGGCCGTGCGAAGGAGATCGACCAGGCGGCGGGAATCCTGCCCCTGATGCCGCTTTTCGATGCGCTCGATGCGTGGGAAATACGCATGTATCGGCTCGCATGGCTGTGTGTGCGGCAGTTCTGGCGCGCACCCATGTGGATTCGCGTTACCGACAACGAGGAGAGCCTGCGCTTCGTAGGTCTTAACCAGCCGACGACAGTTGGCAAAAAACTTGCGCAACAGGCGAATGATGATCCTGAATTCCGGCGCGCCTCGCCCGAGCAGCAGCGCGCGATGATCGAGCAGATCGCGCAGCACCCGCAGGCGATGCAGCAGATGCTCGACAACAATGTCGCCGAGATGGATGTCGACATCATCATCTCGCGCAGCGCTGACACAGTGAACATTCAGGCCGAGCAGTTCGACATCCTCGCCAGAATCTCCGAGAAGCGCCCCGAGATCCCCTTCAGCGTGCTTGTTGAGATGAGCCAACTGCGCTCGGATGTGAAGCGCCTGGTGCGTGACAGCATCAGCGGCGAGAACGATCCGGCCGCCCAGCAGCAGGCGCAGTTCCAGCAGATGATGCAGCAGCTTCAGCTCCTCATCACGCAGGCGACCGCTCGCAAGACGAATGCCGAAGCCGACAAGGCCGAGGCTGGCGCCGAGAAGGATCGCGCCGCGGCTGCCGAGAGCCAGATCGACGCATCCGTCAAGGTCGCGACGTTCACCACGCCGCAGGCTGAGCCGGGCGTGAAAGCGTCAGCCGGCAAGACACAAGTTTCAGTGAATTAACCGCCGCCGGGTTTACGGGCGTTACAGGCCGCCGCTGCTCGGGCGATTGGAGAGAAGCGATGGAAGACATCAACAGCATTGTGCGTTTCCAAGGTGGGAGTGGTACGGCTCCGGCAAGCGACAAAAGTTCTGCGGCACCGAACGCCGCGAGTGCTGAAGCACCTGCCGCAGCCAACACCCCAAAGGGCGAAGTAGCTGCGCCGCCGGCAGCCGGAAACGAAAAGACATCAGAGACGCAACAGGAAGCCAAGGCTGGTGACGCCAAGGCTGGCGAGGAGAAGCCCACCCAAGCGCGTGACGAGTCCGGAAAATTCGCCAAGGCTGCGGAAACGCCGCCAGCGGAGAAGCCGAAGTCAGGCGATCAGACGGGCGCGATCATTGCCATGCGCCAGCGGCTGCAAGCCGCGGAGAACCGAGTCCGAGAGTTGGAGGGAAGCGGCAAGGCCGCACCCCCTTCGGTGCTTGAGGATGAGGATCGAGCGTTCAATACGCGTATTGATCAGGGCACGAGAGGCCTTCGGGAGCAGAACTTCCGGATGTCGATGAAACTCGCGCGCCTGACGCACGGCGAAACCTTTGCGCAGGCCGAACAGGCTTTCGCCGAGGCCGCCGAACAGGACGAGCGGCTCATTGCTGGCCTTCGGGCAAGTGATGATCCGGGCGACTACATCTACACCGTGGGACTTCAGATCAAGGAACTCGCCTCAGTGGGCGGTGACTTCGTGAAGTACCGCGAGAAGATCGCCGCCGAGTCCCAAGCGCAGCTCACTGAACGCGACAACCGCATCAAGGCACTGGAAGCCGAGGTTGCCTCTCTGAAGCAATCACAAACCGCTCGCGAAGAAGTTCCCGCTTCCCTGAACAGGCAGCCATCGGGCGCCGTTCCTGCACGGGAAGGTGATTCGATGGACGTGAACAAAATCGTCCGATTCAAATCCGGCTGACCGCAATCACAACGGCCTATCTAGAACCGCCCACGAGGCGATTTTTTTATGCCTGAAGAAAGCGGTTGGCTCTCACAGGAGTCAACATGACAATTTCCTCAGTCCCGACAAACGCTCGGGTGATCAAGTACCAGGACAACTTCTACCTGGAGTTCATACGCGGCAACCGCTTCTCCAAGTACATCGGAACCGACAGCGGCTCACCGATCCAACTCATCGAGGACCTGCAGAAGGGCCGCGGCGAGAAGGTTCGCATCTACCTCGTCAACGACATGGGCGCGACCACCGCCAACGGCGGCATTCGCACCGGCTACCAGGCGCTGAAGGGCTACGAGACGCCGATGAACACTCGTTCCAACGAGTTGACCATCGGCCTGTCGCGCTTCGCCATCACGATCTGGGAATCCGACAAGCAGTTCTCCGCCATCGACCTCCTCGAGGCGCGCGGCGATGTGCTGCAAGACCAGGCGAAGGTGTACTTCCGCGACCGCATCATCACCTCGCTCGGCTCGCTCAGCATCGACGGCAGCACGCATGTCGCCTACGCCGACGCCGACGAAACGACGATCAAGGACGTGTGGGTGGCGAACAACTCCGACCGAATCCTCTTCGGCAACGGCGTCGGTTCGTTCACGGACCACTCCGCGGACCTTTCGCAGCTCGACACGACCAACGACATCGTGAACGAGACGAACCTCAAGCTGTGGAAGGACAAGGCGAAGTCGGCGAGCCCGATCATCCGCCCGATCAAGGTCCGCGATGGCGAGGAGTGGTATCTCGTGTTCCTGGGCACGAAGCTGTTTCGCCAGGCACAGACCGCGCTCGCTGCCACCAACCGCGAGGCATGGGTGCGCTCGCAGGGCGACAACAACCCGCTGTTCATCGGCGGCGACCTGATCTACGACGGCATGATCATCAAGGAAGTCCCCGAGATCTCCCCGCTCGCCGGCACCCCCGGCGCTTCGGGCACGACCGCGGTGGCACCGGGATATCTCGTCGGTGCTCAGGCGCTCGGCTACGCCGTCGCCCA